CGTATTTCATTTTATTATATAATTCCTCTTCTTTTTAAATCTTGACTTATACTTTTTCTTATCTCTTTATTCTTTGCTCTCTGTTCATCTGTCAGTGGTTTGTTTTCTTCTTTCTCCTGTTCGATCCTTTCCCCCTCTTTTTTCCTCTCTTGAATTCTTCTGAAGCAATCACAGACTTCTCTCTTTTTATGCCACCTGCCATATACACATTTTCTTTCTCCTCGTTCGATTCTTCTTTTGTCATCCATCTGAGATGGTGTGCAAATCTCTACGATATCAGCTGTGTTTAATTCTCTATCTAATTCACTGATATAAATTAATATACTTCCCCCGGCTTCTTCTTTTGCTTTTCTAAATTTCTGATATGTTTCTTCAGTGACCCATATCTCATTTCCGTTTCTCAAGCAGATACACCTTTTTTGTATTTCTATTTCATTACTCATATTGTTACATTCTTTTTTACTCCTATTGTTGGCTTCGACCATTTTGCTTTGTTATCCATCCATTTTAATAATCGCCTTTTGACATCAAATGTTTTTTCTGTTTCCCACCGTTCTTTAGTTCCTGATTTGTTTGGCTCAGTCCAGTAAAGAACGAACTCCTGAATGTCTTTTCCTGTGATCGTTATCTTTTTCTGATCTATCCATTCTTTTATTTCCCACACAGGACTGTCTGCTCCATATGATATTTCTCCATCTTTAATATTTGCAAATGTATCTTTTAAATCATTAAAAAATTTCTTATTGAAAAGCCCGGGTGTTATCGCTTTCTTTGCTTTTTCTATTACCTTACCGACATTTTTTTGATTGACTATGAATCCATCTTTATCTATATATTTTTCTATCAGTTCGATTGTCTTGTCGATATCTACTCTAAAATTGACTTTAGGCGGTACTCCTCTCACTTCGCTTTCTAGTACTCCAAGCTTGTTTCCTATCTTGCGAGCGGTCTCCTGCTCTTTTCTCGACAGACCTGTTTCTTCAAAAACTTCTTTTTGTGTTTTATAAATCCACCCATCTTTATCTTTCGTTCGATCTGACCAATAATACATTTGCGACCAGAGTATTCCTAATTTAACCGATCCAAAAGTTTTGGCGATTATCGGATTATATGCAATCGGTCTTTTTAATAATTCTTTGATCATAATTGTAGTGTGTGTTATCTATAATAATACCCTATTAAAAATATAAATCTATTCCAACCTGTTGGTTACTCGTCGTACTCTGCTTCGTATGGTTCAGGAATATACATTCCATCTTCGCAGAGATTCCCTGGAACAGCACACCACATTCTAACCTTAGAACAATACTCCTCAAATTCTCCAGCTGGCATTTCCGATGTCCCTTTTGCGATTTCAGTTCCATCAGGCATTACCTTTGTGTTCCCTACTTTTATTTGTATCCAATCGTGGAGTTCTTGCTTCGTGAATTGATCTCCAAATTCATCCATTATAATCCTGATTGGTATTCCCCAATAATAACCGTTCTGATTCGTTTCTTCGTCAGGTTGTTTGGATGTTCTCTTTTTGAATTTGTTTTTAATTGTTATCTCAATTTCTTGATCCTCTCTAAAAGTATGGACATACCCATCATAGTATTCCTTATCGGTCGGATACATTGTTGCCCTACCGTTTAGAATTCTTCCAAAAAATTTAGGATGTATTTTTTTTACCATAGTTATTCACACTTTATTTTAATATCCAATTGCCCGGGTGCATGACATCTATCTATCGGTGTCGCTGGATTATACCCATCAAACGGCCTCACCCATTTGACAGGTTCTTCTTCGACCTTTTCCTCTACCAACACACTACGAGTTGGTATAGACTCCGATTGCATCCCCTCGAGTTCGAGAATCAATGCTTCAACTTTCTGCATTAATAATTCAATCAATTGAATTATTGATTGTCGGTATTGACTTTCGATTTCATTTCTACTCATCGCTGATGCTGATATCGGAGACATCAAAATCCCTATAAATAAAAATGTTAAAATAATTTTTTTCATTTTATTTCTTTTAAATTAAATCTCTCTTGTTGAGATATCCCTTTGTCAAACCAATGCTCTTCATCATATTGAAAAGCCCACTCCTTACCAAATTTTTCAAACATTCTTCTTCTTGCCTCTCTTCTATTTTCTGCTGTAATAACAGTAAAACAATTCTCATGTTTTTGATTAAAACCAAATGTAAAATAATATTTTTCTTTCATTTTTTTAATTGTTTTAACTTCTCTTTGTAATAATCTAAGACCTCCTGCCAGTCCTTTATGGGATCAATTTTGTGTCTTCTCGCTCTCAAATCTTCAACGAACTTTTTCCCATTTCTTTTAATCAAAACCTCTGTGAATTTCTCCCCCCATCCTCCTCGCCACACATTGCACTGCATACATTGTCCGTACACATTATCCTCGTCCCAAGCCAGTCTGTTATTTGATCCTGTCACACCTACTGGAATAAAATGACCAGCATGATATCCGCTTCCTTTGGCTGGTCGTCCGCATGTAATACATACACCCTGATCTCTCGCTCTGATATATTTACTGAACATAGTCCAAGCCTTGCCTTTTATTCCTTTGTATCTTTGGTATGACATTGTCTTTATATCAAATCTTTTTCGATTAATACTTGTTGTTTTCTATTTTCTTCTAACAAAAAACCCTTAAACTTCTTATCACTCTGTTTGGTTCCACCATAAATCTTCTGATATTCTTTCCATGAACTATTGACATACAATTTCATACCCTTATTAATCTTTAATGAAAACTTTTTTGATGCTTCATCCATGATTATGTTAGTTCTTTTTCACACATCTCGCCGATCTCTTTCCAAGCTTTTTTCATTCTCGTTGCCATGACGAGAACATCTTTCATCTTGATTTCGACATTAAATGTGATGACCTCTCCTTTGGCTTCGACTTGCCCGAGGTCGTTTTTAATTGTTGGTACGAATGAGAGTCTCGCTTTCGGGATCTTCTTCGTCTTGAAATAGATTGATGTCCCATAAAAACAAAGTTGTCCTTTCTCCGCTGATTGATTTGCTTTGTTTTGATTCCACGATTTCTCTACCCCTGTTTTGTATTCATCGATTAAAGACAAATCTTTCTTTGCATGATCTATCTTTCCAAAAATCGGCACCCCCATCACTTTCCAGTCGATTTCTTTTTCACTCATTCCTGCTTTCGGCAGGAGACTCATTGCGAAGTCTAATGCTATATCCCCTGTGTTCTCGTCTTTCTCCATCGCATCAGCCATTTTTGAGCCGTAGGCCATCCCCCTGTTTATTGGGAGTTTCTCTCCCATCACATATAATCTCTTGTATGTTTCAGGTGAAACCTCCCACAGATTCATTTGGCTCCAGCTTAGATATGGTCTAGGCCTGATCATGATTTTCTTTTGATTCTATTTCAGCTGACCTTTCACTAATCATTCCGCTCAGTTCTGTTTTCTGTTTTGCTGTATATTTATCTGACTTTTTAATCTTTTCTTCAAAATCAAATAATGTACCGACCTTTGTTTCTTTTGTGATCATCGACTTCGCAATTTGTAGAGTGGTTCTTTTTGGTTTTCCCTTTGCTGACGGTCCCGCCTGATCCATTTCTTCCGGTGCATAGACCCCCCCTAATACCTTTGGAAATGCCTTTCTAAGAGCCTGTGCCTCTGCACACTTGCCGAGCATCACATTCGGCATTTTTCTCCACATGAACCCCATTTTGTCCCCTGGGTAGAACTCATCCCACCTTGCCGTAGCGACAAAAACACATTTCAATCCTTGCACCATTTTGTAAACCGTCACTGTCGCTGTGCATGGAACATTCATTTTGCCTATTTCTTTCCCTTGGGTGAATGACATCTCCTTATCTTCTCCCATCACAGGGTCATCGTTTCCTGCATATGCTCCTGTGTTCTCGGCGATGGATCTAAATCCATCTATTCCAACTTGGATGCTTGCGACTTCTCGACCAAGTTTTGAGTTCCACCTTTTAACCATGTGGACTTGTTTTAAGAACGGACTCAACCCCATCCCTGTACAAACATTGATAAACATTTTTAATTCATCATCTGTCGCACCTTGTGCTATCGTTGCTTTCAGTAATTCGATCTTTCCCCTGTCGAGAGTTAACTCTGATATCCCAGTTGGATTTTGAACTACCACTTCTTGAATTAATTTAACCGCCTCTTCTTTTTTCCCGGGGTCAACCTCTTCAGGTTTTTTTTCTTCTTTCTCGTCTTTCTTTTTTGCCTTTGGCTTTTTGACAGAATATTTCAGAGGTTTTTTTGCTCCTTTTTTCACAGGAGTCTCTCCTATCATTTTGTTTGATTCTGTAGTTTTCATAATATAAAAATATTATTGATTGATAATCTCCTCGACCCTTTGACCTTTTATCTACTCGCCATTGATGGAGTCTCTTTCACTTCCACCCCAGCGATTTCAATCCCAGCTTTTACAGCCTTATTGATTTTTACCATATCCAGCTGTCTTGGAATCCAGTATTCTTCAGGTACTTTTTCTTCATCTATCGCACCTGCTGATTTGATCATTCTCATTGAGAGAGTTGATTTTCCTGTCTTCGCAGTTTTCTGTGCTTCAGGTACTTCTTCCATCTTATCGATTGCGGTTTCAGGTTTCATGTATCCACTCTCCACTTTGTTAGCCAGTTTTTCTTTCTCATCATCTTCTTTCTTTTTCTCGGCTAACATAAACACCTCGGCTTTTTTCTTAAGCCCTGCCTCTGCTGACTTACAGTCTTCTAAGAAAGGATTAAATCTTTCTTTGGTTGCTTCGACTATCGCTTTCGCAGGATCGATGGTTTTTGCCATCTCAAACTTAATCACTTTAATAACCTTTTTCACTTCCTTGATTTTATCACTCACACTGTTTAGTTGATCGTGATTTTCTACTACGGTTTCTTCTACCATAGTTTGTAGTTCTCCAACTTGTTTTTGAACTACTTGAATTTCTTTATTTTCATTCATGTCTTTTTTGTCTTTGGGATTGGAATGATATTCCTAGCCCATAATTATTTATAAAATTAATAATGTTTCGACCTTTTATTTCGTATCGGATACCTCGACCCTCACCAGTGATCTTTGTCTGCATGATTTTCTCGTTCCTGTAATCATGCATTATGATACTGATGTATGATCTGAAATCTTTTACCCACCAAAACATTCCGACTTCAACCATCTCGCTGATGTCGTATGTCCTTTTGGGATCTATCTTTTTAATCGTATCCTTTAACATATTCTTATTATATACTCTTATCATACCTTTGTTAAGCATTAACTGTTGGTAACTCTTTGGCTCATTCTTCTCAAGAATTCTTCTGCCACACTTGTCTTTGTGATTTTATCTTTCTTTCCATCCAGTATCTCATCTATGATTTTTTTCTTTTCTATTAAGAGACCAATAATATCTTCTTCTATGGTTTCAGGTACCATGTAATAATAAACATTTACCATACTGTTCTGTCCGATCCTGTGTGCTCTATCCTCCGCTTGAGAATGAACTTCAGGCGACCAATCCATATCTGCGAACATAACTATCGACCCAGCCGTCAGATTCAATCCGACTCCTCCTGCTTTTATGTTTGCTACAAATACTTTCGTTTCATCTCTTGTTTGGAATTGATCAATTGCGATCTGTCTTTTGAACATCGTATCTTTCCCTGACAATGTCACACATTCTACTTTTGTCATATTACTTTTAATATAACTAGTCGTTTCGTTTATTTTCAATTTACGAACTTTCTCTGCGATCTGTTCCAATGTTTTAGTGTATTGAGTAAACACAATTATTTTCTCCCCCTGATCTATCGCATTTGAAATGTCGGCCACGATTCTATCTACCTTTGAATAAGAGCAGACCTGTTTTAATTTTTGCAGTTCCACGAGTTGTCTTGCCATCATTATATTATCGATGTCTTTTTCAGGTGTGGGATACTCTGCTAAAAATAAAAGGTAATTGTCCCAAGCATTGTCGTACTCGATTCTCCAATCTCTATCCATCGGTGACTCCATCACTGATATAATTTTATCAGGTAGATCGAGAACCTCTTCTTTTTTTCTTCTAATGATAGACCTTTTAATTAGTGATCTTAATTCTCCAAGATTTGTTGCTCCTTTCTCATCCATAAACCTGCGACCATTTTTAAGCACTCTTAAATAAGCACCACAGTATCTCTTTGAATAAAATGATCTTTTTTCTCCAAGAGGATGTTCGATTGCTTTTAAGATATTAAATAATTCTATCGGCCGATTCATTATCGGTGTTCCAGTTAAAGCATATACTCTTTTGATTTCTTTTCTCTGACACATTTCTATAACCAATTTTGCTCTCATTGATTTTCCTTTTATGTAGTGTGCTTCATCAAGGATGATTGTATCGATTCTATTAAAATCAATCATCGTTTCAATTTCCTCTTTGAATTTTTTTAGAATATCATAATTGATAATATACCAACTTTTTTCTTCGTCGATGTTTTTTGTGGTCGAGTCTATGATTTGTGTTTTTTCTTCAGGATACACTTCGAGAATTTCTCTCTTCCAGTTTACTTTAAGCGATGCCGGGCATACAACCATTATTCCTTTTTCCGATTCTTCGCTTCCTGATATAACGGCTTGTCTTGTTTTTCCAAGACCCATTTCATCAGCTAAAATACATTTTTTAGTTTTCTTTAGGAACTCTATTCCTGTTTTTTGATGTTCGAATAATTTCATATTATAAATTAACTTTAGTCTTCGGATCATTCTCATACAGTCCACAATTCGGACACCAAGAATAATGATAATAATAACTCCCTCTTTTCTTTTGACCTTTGTTTGGTTCGATCACTTCTCTTTCTTCTATCAATGTCTTGCACCGGCTACAATTAATGTGTCCGATGACAACATAAACTCCTCCGCCTTGCCTACTAGTTTTGCTTACCTCTTTTCCTATATCATTCATTTTTTTTCGCTTTTTTATTTACTTCTCTCTTGCGACAAGATTTACATAATCCTTTTTTGGTCTTTCTTCTTTTTCCACATTTAATGCATTTCATGTTAAAAAGGGATATCATCAGGATTAATTTCTTCTTCGTTGTCGACCCCGTCTGCATTGTCAACCTTTTCGTCAACTTGACTATTCTCTAATGGCTCCGGTCTGTCTTCTTGGTTCTGTGGCTTTGCCCCGAACTCAAATCTTTCGAGAATAATTTTTGTGGAGTAATGTGTTTGGCCGTCCTTTTCCCATTTGTCAGTTTTCAATCGACCCTCTACGATCAATTGATTTCCTTTCCCAACATATTTTCCAATCGTTTCTGCCGTCTTTCCGAATGCTGAGATGTTATGGAATTCTGTTTGCTCCACCATCACTCCATCCTTATTCTTATATTTATAACCTGTCGCTAAACTAAATGAGCATACTTGATCCCCGCTTGGTAATGCTTTTAGTTCAGGCTGTCTTGTAGTTCTACCTACTAAAATAACTTTATTCATGTCTTTTTTATTATTTAATTTGATAACTGAGTTGTGGGTGCGAAGCATTATGTAGTTGTCTTCGCAGGGCTATTATTTGACGATGTTAATTAGAGGCATGAAAATGAACCTCTAGTGGCACCGCTACATTACCCACTTCCCACAACTCAGTTATCAATGATCTAGATTTATAATTCCATCTTCTTCTCGTACTTCGATGTGTCGCATTCCGGGTAGTGGCCGTTCGAGTTATAAAACTGTGTAGGTGTCACTCCGTACTCTGCTTCTACACAAATTTCGTAGACTTCTGCCCATGCCATTAATTCTACATCTCGTTTTTCAAAAAATAATAGGATGCCTGCGATTAATGTAATTGCTAATACTATATAGAATATTGCAATTAAATATGGAGTTGTTTTTTTCATGTCTTATTTTTTTTGATTAATAATCTCCGACCTTTTTAAGTTATTTATATCTTATCATACCCTTGTTTTAAGTCAAATCAAAACTGTTGGTAACTTTTTGAGAGTGGATTTTCTATTCTATGTTGTATTTTCCTGTTGTAGTCTATGTATAGAAGATATGTCCATATCGCACAAACGGAATGCTTTAACATCTCATATCTAAATGTTCCAACATCACATATAGAAAATCCAATAAAAAAATTATATTAAAATCTCAAATACATTTTCTTTGTAATATTCATATTTTCCAATTTGAATTGTATCTTTATATTCTTTTATTTTTTTTAGTATTTGTCCTCTCTTGTATCCAAGTTCTTTTCCTTTATTGATTAATTCTGATTGCCCTATGTATCCAATGTTATTCGGATTTGTTAGACACTTATTATATTTTGGTTTTTCTTTTACTATTAATTCAGACTCCAAAATCTCAGCTTCTTCTAAACTTTCACATTCAATAAATGATATCTTTTCGAACTCTTTGTTATAGACATGTGCTGATATTCTTGTGAATAATTTTTCTTTACTTACACCTACATAAACAACGACATTATCAATGTCTTTTAATAAATAAACACATGGTTTTTTTGGGGTTTGTATTTCAATTTCTTTCATATTTTTATTATACCGCCATCCATTTTTTTGTCTATAACAAAACCGCCTATGATCTAGGCGGTTCTGTAAAAGAGATCACACTACAACAAATCTCTGACCTTGCGGTCGCTCTTAATTATAGCATAACAAAACAAAAACCACCCCGATAGATAAAGGGTGGAATTTGCAAAAGGTCGTTATCAATCAATTGGTGGCGACATGAAGAAACCACCTAGAGATAACTGTGCATTAGATAATACACGATTTTATTATAGCATCTATTTATTTTCCTGTCTTTCTTAAAAATCTATTTGTTTTTTTGGCATGGCAATTTGGGCATATTGTTTGTAGATTTTTTAATTCGTCTTTTCCACCAGTTGATTTTTCTTTTATGTGATCAACCTGCATTATTTCCTTATCTCTAAAACCACATTTTTGGCAGGTCCAATTATCTCTTTTCAATATTTCTCTCCTTAAAAAAGTTAATTCACCACCTTTCCAAAATTGGTTATCTTTTCCTTTTTTGCAAAAATGTTTTTTATAGTACTCCTTAAAACATTTACGGCCACAATACTTTTTTGGATAGTTTCTTTTTGATTCCCATGGTGCAATCCAAACTTCTATTTTACAATTCTTGCATTTAATAAAATGGCCACGCTTTACAGCCTGACCTATTTTATCTTTATGTTCTTGAGTCATTTTATACATAACTCAATTATATTTTACTTTCCTAGATAAGTCAAATCTTTATCATCTCCTTTGTTTGCGAAGTAAAATGAGAATGCCATTGAAGCTAATATCATGAAGTCTTTTGGATCTAAAATACCCATAAAGAATCCAGCACTTGCTGACACTGTCATTATTAAAAAGACTATTTTTGATGCTGATCTAAATATTTTATTCATTATATATTTCGTTTAATTTTTCTAATGTTTTCGGGCCGACTTCTCGACCATCTAATTCATACAATTCATTATCCCCTGCCACCTTATGTTTGAATTGAAATTTAAGAACTGCCCTGCGGGTAATCGACCCATAGTACCCTGTCACATCTACATTCACTGGGAATAAATTCTCATAGATTAATACTTTCTGAAGCCATTTAACTTCTTCATTAACATTAAACTCTGTTGAGAATTTCATTCTCTCTTTGAATTCGTGGTGGGGCTTTTCTCCATCCTTATCTTTTTCGTCTCTCCAATCGTTTTGGAGGTCTACGATGTATCCTGCGAATGTTAGTCTTTCTTTTAGGAATGATTCTGTGATAACTCTCTGTCCTTTTAATCCATAGAACTCTCCCCATGAGTCGTCTATCACGATTGCCTTTTCTTCATTGTGCATTGTCGTATCTACTCCGACTACGGCATGGTGTAATTCAGGATTTTTTCCTGTGGTTTCAGGGTAGTCAGTCCACTCGTCTCGATTAAATTTAAAGAATAAAAGAACCCCTCTTCCTTTTTGGATTTGCTCCCCGATTAAATCTATATCAAATGGAAGCACTACAAAGTTTTTCCCTTTGAAAATCTTAGCTATTTGATTTTTGTATTTGGTATAGTCTTCGACTTTGTTTATTTCTTCCTCACCCATGTTTTGGCTTGGGAATAAACTTTCCAGTGTCGCTCCGAATCCACATGCGATTTGTAATGCATCGATTCCCCACATTCCTCCTCCGTCATTGTTTCTTCTCATGTAGATATCTTTCGCAGATAATTCAACGAATTCTTTTTCTTCTAAAAAATTATTTATCCCTAGGACCTTGGCTATCGATTGAGCCACACAAGAACTTGAGCCGTCTTGGTTCCTGACAGGGAACTTCTTCCATTCGTCTTGGAGTTTTTCTACCCATTCAACTTTTATTTTTTTATCGCCTGAAGCGATTTCGCAATGTTTATAATCCTTTTCTTTGTGTTCGTCTGTTCTTGGATCATTCACTACTCCGAGATTTGTTTGCATAATATTAGTGTGATTATATTAATAATTTGATTTTAAATAAGGGAGTTCTTTTTATTCTGCTCCCTAAAAGAATATCATTAAATAGATTGAATGCAACAGTCTTACTGATTTCTAATTACTCCCGTTGATTGAAGTTTGGTTAAGATGTGAATACCTTTCCACTGACCTTTAGCGATTGATTTCGCTGTGCTGACTAATTCTTGAATTACTTTCAGCGAGGTAAAACTTTGGTCGTCAAACTGACCAAGTCTACGAAACAGCTCTGCCTCTAAGAGATTTATCATCTCATAAAGTAGTCGCCATTCCTCCTCTGCATTTTTCACTTCTACAAGTGAAACGATTTTTACATTTCCCATCTTAACCTCCTCTCTTTATTTTATCGGCTCTTAGGAGCAACCTCGCTGCCTCCTCAAATGTTCTCGTTCCAAATAACAAGTGATAGGCAGCGTGTCTGTTTTCGTCAAGTAAAATAAGGTTTTTTGGCTGTTTTGTTCCACCTCTTTTTTTGGCTAAGATGTGATGTCTGTTCCTATGACCTTTTCTTTCAAGAAATGTTCTATTCGCTTTTTTCATCTTCTTCCACCTCCCTCCACACTTTACAAAACCTACCCATTAAGGTTGGGAATTCAACTGGCTCATTTTTCTCTTTACAGAAATTAACCAGTTCGCTTCCACCGACCACTTCTATTAAGTGGATACATCTTGCACAGTTTCTCATTTGGTTTCACCTCCTTTCAAATCTATTTAATTTCAAAGAACTACTTACTCCACAAACTTTTAATCATAAAAAATGCTGATCCTATTGTTACAATAAAACCTGCCGTATATAAAATCCCTGTCTTCACCCAATTCATATGTCCGAACCATACTATAATCGGTTCTATCTTTATATCTAATTCGTCAAATCTTTCATTCAATTTTTTGATATCTGAATTATCTTCTTTGAGAATTAAAGTTTCCAATGCATCGAACCTTTTATCTATATTGTTTTTTTCTTGTTCACTCATATTAAACTGCTGTATAAGAGGTTGGTATTCCATCCTTTTCTATTTGGTCGGTATCCCTCTTAAAATTAATTAATAAATCATCTATTCCCTCACGATCTATATCGACTTCCAAAATTGCACTGGTTGGATAGTAAGTGACATTTCTGATTAACATATTTTTACTTAAGAACGAACCTGACAATTCATCTATTCCTGTGATCCTACATGTTTGCCCGGGCTTTACACTTTCTATATCGTATCCTGCTAAATCTCCAAACTTTTCAAATTCGTTATTGTCGGCCAGCACGATTATAATTGATGATCTTGGATTCGCTTTTTCTCCTAGGATGCTTTGTGCTTGTTTGTCCATGGCATCGACTCCTGTTGCACTCGGCATTGTTTCTTTTTGTATTCTTCTTCCATATAATGCCTGACTATCTGTGTTCGCTATGTATCTATACACCGTATCGTTGTCCCAAGTGAGAACTCCATTCACAATATTCTCCATTGAATAATCAATTTGAAGTGTTTCTATATGGCCCATTGAAAAATTATGATCTGCCACTGCAGGTTTCTGACTAAAATTAAAAATATTATCTTGGTCAAGTTTCCAGAACCAATTTGCTGGACTTAAATCTAGCACTCTAGTTAATGCTTCCAAGTAAGTATCTGATTCAAATTTTAAACTCACTGATTGATTTGTATCTTGGACACTGCTCGGAGTGTAATTCAAAAACGGAATATTCCCATCGGCACTGGCTCTTAATCTATCAATTATGTTTTTGAAAATTGTCGCTGGTTCTGTGGTTGTTTCAGTTATGCTTGTTGTAGTTCCATTCTTATAAACATCTGAACCTAGTCTTGAAACAAATCCAAGGCAAGTCACCGTCACTGTTTTTTTAGTAGTACTTTGCAAAAAATTAATCCTTGAAATGTATCCTGAATAAACTCTCACATAACTGCCAGCTGTGTCTGTATCGTTAACCCACAATTCAATAATTTGAGCCAAATCAAAAGTAAATCCTGTCGTATCATTATTCCAGTCTTGAAGAGTTCTTTCTACATCGAACACGAATTCTCCGAGTCCACTGTTTATTCTATCTTTATAATGTTTAATTCTTGCATCAGCAATTAAACCTATTTGAACATAGTCGATATCGTATACTTTTATTAAATAGTTTTTAGTTCCTATTTTCATTATAGATATCTTTTAATATAATCAATCACATAATCCACTACCCAGTCGGCTGATCCTCCTTGGCCTTGGTAAGTTTGAAAATACATATCACCACCAGTTTCTTCCCAATCATTAGGGTCTGATGGAGGTGATGTTGTAACAGGATTGTCATATTCTAGTAATCTACCATTTGAATACTGATCTGTTCCAGCACCATGTATTCTATAATAATTTCCTGAACTATCTCCAGTACTAAATACTAGCCAATATTTTACACCTTTTCTTAAATAAATAGGTGCTCCACTATTCAATGTTTCCTCTACTCCTGTTGGTGTTGAACTAGCACTTGCTTCTGTTAAAGAAAAAATTAATCCCTGAGAACTTTCTGGTAATTCTCCGTTATCATTATATAAATGAATACTTAAATTATTTATTGGTGTCCCTACTTTATTTGCCCAAATTTTTATTTGCTCTAAATATCCACTTTTACTTGGAATAAAACTTTGAGTCAGTGAGTTTTTTACTGCTCCAGTATTACCAACAGAATATCCAACATTTTTAACTGCTATCTGTTCTTGGTCGAGTGCATAAGTTGCCCCTTGATATGAAATGTGCAAATCGTTATCTCCTTTTAAAAATGTTGGAATGTTTCCTAAGAACGGCACATCAACCCCCTCCCTTTTCACTGTTTGGTTTTCTAAATCAACAACCACTTCGTCGCCGTTTGAATAGTCTCCGTCTATCTCAATACTCATTTCTTCTCCTGAGTCGTCATCGTTAATTGTTATCAAATCTAATTTCCCAATCGTATCGAGTGTGAATGTGATGTTCGGTTTAGGGTCGGCTGACCCTGCGAAGTTAATTGTATCTGATCCTGAAGCTGGGTCCCTTTCTAAAGTTGTATTTAAATTTGAGATTGCTGTTGTCGTTGTGGTGTCTTTTCCGACTCCCTCATAAACAAACAATTTCAATTTGAAAGGAACATAATCTATATTATAAAAATCACGGTTATATTCTACCGCTCCGATTAAACAAACCACATATCTCCTCGTAGAGCCACCGTCAGGGATGATGTCGAGGTTTACACCCTTTCTTGAGAATAACTCGTTGGCTGTGTCAATTTTTGTCTGCAGGTCGCTTTCTGATGCCCCGACTAGTATTCCTTTGATATCAATCGTCTTTGTTCCGAATCTATCACTAACAATTACGGCTCCATCTACACCCTCAGTTTCAATAAGATTTATAGTTCTTTGAGGTGTAGTGTCATCTAAAACTCTACTTACATTATAGGTTGAACTTATTAATTCTATTGAGTCAAATAATACACTATTCATATTTTTATATTCCTACTCCTTTTAATTGCACACCCCGACCAAGTTGCATTTTAATATCATTCATGAACTGTTCTTTGTTTGTTATTGTGGCACCTGAAAAATCAAAGTTTATAGTTTGCCCTCCACCCAATCCACTCGGGTCCTTTGTCGCAATAATAAAATCATCATCAGCTGGTTGCACGATGTCTCCCCTTGGTGTAATTATTGCATCGTCTACATTTATAACTCTGCCAGCTAAATCTATTGCCCCTGCTGTGACTTTCTCTTTGATGTCTTGGAATAAGAATTTCACTACATTAAATTTTTGAACTAACTTATCAATCCATCCTGTAATCGCCAAAATAGCATCACTTGTATGTCCTATGATATCATCCCAGATTTCTTTCCAAGTCAACTCTACACCATAAAACTCGGCTATTAGATTTTTTAATTTGTCTGCTAAAAATATAACTCCAATTATTATTAACCCCCAAACACTTCCTGACATTAATGCTTTTGTAGTTATTCCTAATGTTTTCATTGCACTATTAACCGCCCATACACCAACAGCTAAACCTCCAACTACTGCCACAAAACCAGTGACGACAGCAGTTGCTATAATTATTTTTTTTGTAAGTTCGGGATTCGCTTCAACCCACTCTCCCAGAGCCACAACTAATGGAATAACTTTCTCCAATAAATCTGCGACCATAGGTAAGAACTGAGTTCCTATTGATTGAGCCAATATCTGAACATTATCTTTTAATGTTGAAAATCTACCTGAAACCGTATCAGACATTTTCGTCATCAAGTCAAAAAATATTCCTCCCTCTTCTGACATAGATATTAATGAGTCTTGTAAAATATCAAAACTTATTTTCCCCTCAGAAGCCATATCAAATATAGCACTTTCAGCCACTCCCATTTTTTTCGCTAGAACAGCAATAATCGGAACACCCCTATCTGATAATTGTAGGAGTTCCTCCGTCATGGCTTTTCCTTTCGCTTTTGATTTACCAAAAATCGCCGCCATATCTGACAATGGAATATTTGCCCCCGCTGCGATATCTCCTAAGAATTTTAATTTGCCTTGTAAATCTTCACTCGAAACACCGAATGATAACAACTGCCTAGATGCCTTTGCGACTCCATCGAATTGAAAAGGAGTCTTTGCTGTAAAATCTCTTAACCCACGAATCGTTTCCTTTGCCTTATCCGCACTTCCTATCATCGTAGTAAAAGCCACCTCTAATGTTTCAAGTTTGGCGGCTTCAGCCACAGCAAATCCAAGGCCTGTCGCTATTCCAGTAAATGCAATTGCTCCAACATTTCTCATTGTTTTGAATGTTGATTGTAGACTTCTTGTTTTTCTTTCCAGTTCTCCCATTTGGCGACCTGCTTTTTCAAGTGCCTGCTTCCCACGGTTTTCTACATCAAAGATTATTTTTGCTTTTGTTTGAATTGTTGTCATTTTTTTGTGAGTCTATGCGATACATTTCTTGGATTAAATCTATGAAAGGTTGTGGCGATTCCATGTACTCGTAATATGTCCATCCGAAGTCTTTGCAAATCTGAACCATCATCATGTTCTCATCCAGTTGATTCTTTGTCCCATACTTTATTAAAGATCCGATGTATCGCCTTTGTCTTTTTTTGGGCTTGTAATTGTATTTATGTATTCAACTACTTCATCGTAATCGTCGGACGGCAAGTCTGAAACTGCTTCGAGCACTTTCTCTTTGCTTCCATTAACTGACACGATCAATGCTTCGATTGAGATGTCCTCGGCTTTACTAATAACCCCACCTTTAATTCCTGTTAGTGGGACATTGCCTTTTTTGAAATCGTTTACATTTACATCAGCTTCTCCAATATAACAGTCACGAATATTTCGCATTTCTCTCCCTGTTATATAAGCATTGGCTACGATTTTAAACCCTCCCTTTGTCTCAAAATCTTTTGTTTCTCTATTCATAATAATTTGTTGTTAGTGTGATCTTTTAAGATCAGTTATTAATAATCTCCTCCTGCTGTTTTGTTTACCAAACTAATTGCGATGGCTAACCCATCTGTCTCGTCATATAGGACTTCGAGTTTTTGATCGTCCACAATGTATTGGCCGATTTCTAAGTTGTTACTATTTTCCATTAACTTAACATTATGGAATTTGAATGTCATTTGTTCAAAGGTTGAGAAGTCTGGATTGATATGTTCCCCTTTTACGATTAATGTCAATGCTTGTTTTCCGATATCCAAGAATTTCTGTCGTTGGTCTGCATTTTCCAATAATTGTTTCATCTCAATTTGTCCCTCAAGCATTTGTCTTTTTATGGCCACTGGATCTAATCTTCCACTTCTAGGGATTGTTAGGATATTTCTATTAAGCACAATTGCAAAATCATGAACTGGTGTGGCTGTTGCGATTGCCCCAGCATTAGATGTTGCTGATGCTTCGTCTGCTCCTAATCCAATTAACATATTACCAAGGTTGAATGCTTTTCTTAGTCCTGTGTAAGATGGAGTCTGTGCTTTCAAATGGATTTCTTCTCCTGTTGAATAAGTCAACGATGCAGAAGTGATTGCCACTGTGACATCATCTGTGATTGCTGTGATCGTTGCTTCGTCTGTTCCGATTACCAATTTGTCTCCTACGGCCAATCCTTTAGTTGGTTCTCTATCGTATTTGTCATCTAACACGATTGAGGTCATTCCTGCCCCTGTCAAAGCTACTCCTAATGTAGCAACTGAAAATTGTCCTAATCCTTGAATTTGAGATTTTACTACCATTCGGTTATCTTGGAATTCCAATCTTAATTCGCTGGCTTGAACTCCTACTACTCTGATTGCATAAGCCCCACGATTGAATTCTACTGTGTAACTATCAGGGTCCCCCTGAAGAAATGGATGAGTATACCCATCTGTCGCATCCCCTGTGGTTGATCCTAGTTTAATAAGCATATTCAAAAAGTGTCCCAAGTTATCAGGGTCTGCTTCCACAGCAATTTCTCCCTCTTGAGTTCTAGCACCTTTTAATAAATCATTCGCTCCCCAAGTTCTTCCTTTCATTCTTTTATCGGTTGAAAGATTTTGGATTGTCTTGATGCTCTCGCTAATCAATGGCACGAAGTTTGTTGGGATCACAGCTGTCCCCGGGGTCCCCTCGGGAATCACTGCAAGATATCCCTGATCTGAAAAATAATTCATATTTTTATTTGTTGTTATCGTTGGCTTTTAAAGTTTCGACTTCTTTATTTTCCCCTGTGTTTTCAGGAGTCTTCGCCACTATTAATTCAAAATTTGGATTGTTGATTTCATCCTTTGTTTTTACCGTTTCCCCTGCTTTCACAAGTCCGATTTCATTAAGGTATAAATCTTTTTTTGTTATATTTTTGTAATTCATATATTTATTATACTATGCAAAATTATTAACTACAACCACACAATTAATATCAAAACTTGCGAAGTTGTATGTACCCTTTCGATTATCAAAATCGAACCGCATCTCGACCACCTCAACGGTTTGGACTTCATTTCCAAGTGTCTTATCTTGATCAAATGCTATCAGTAATTTATCAACCACACTTTCCAAAATATCTGTTGCCTGTTCTTTTGTTTTACCTGCTTCAGACTGTTCTTGGTATAAATCAACTACGAATGAAAATGTCCTCTCGTTTCTCGCTGTGTCTACATATTCTCCTGCACCTCCCACTGGCCGAACCACTACGGCAGGATATTTTGTGAAGTCTCCTGTCGCATAATCTGTCACTTGGCCGAACACAGAATCACTCCCAACTTTTATGCTTTGGATTTTTGTGACTATTAATGCTTTTATATCTACGATTGTTGTTTTCATTTTATTATTTTAGCTATTTTAATTGTTGCTCTTTCAAAAAATGTGTTGATTCTCCCCTCTGATTTTTTCAATGCTCTTTTCATATATGGATTTGCTTTGGTTCCGGGATGACGAACTACTTTTCCAAAAATCTGACCTGTTCTTCTATTCGCCAATACTTTTTTTCTTCTCGCTCTAATTATATGTGGTCGAGTTCCCTCATGGACAAATCCTGAATATTTTGCTTTCGAATCTATTTCTCCTTTTAACTTATTGATACGATTCTGTTTTATGTTCTGCCTTAGGTTTCCACCTCCACCTGCTTTATTTACTGGTGCTTCTTTCAGTGCCTGATTGTGTGTAACTACCATAGACTTTCCGAGAGCAATTCCTAATTCTCTGACTACTACTTCAGGAGATTTTATCAATCCTTTTACTATCGTATCAAATCCTTTTATTTCTACTTTTAACATTATTCTATATATTCTCTGATTAAGATTTCCATGTGCTGTTCTTGTCTTTGGAAGTCATTAAAGTTTTCAAATGCAACGACCCTGTAAACTTTCGAACTAAATGTTACACGATCCCCCTCTTTAATATCTTGAACTGCACAGAACATTAATCTGTCTTTTCCCATGCTCCCAGTTATGTCTTCGTTGAATGTATCATCTAGTGGTTGGATCGAAGCCCTGACACCAGTAAGATGCGAAGAATATTTTTCCCTATCATTCGTATCTTCAGCTAATCTAGAGACACTCACTATTTGGTTGTATTCAATATTAATCATTTTAGAATGAAAACTTTTTATAAGATTTAATAATCGTATTGATCTGATCAAAGTCTTGCCATTGTTTTTTGTCTGTGTAAGTCACTGAGTACCTCCCAATTGTTTTTGTGGCTACTTGGCCCTGACTATCCTTGCTTGAATAATTTATAATTCCAGCCACGAGAACTGTGGTTGCGAATATGATGTCGTTCGGTACTTCTGCACTGTAGCCCCATTTTGCCGTCACACCGATACTTTGGTCGTCTTTGGACCATATGCCCCCGCTCACTCGTTTTAATATGTTCTTTTTCTCTGTGTTGGCCGGGTAGACAAGATATTGATCGCTATCTAAAGCGACACCATTTATTTCGATTGTCGGAGTTCCTATAAAATCATCCACCAATAATTCGTTCTCCCCATTTCCATCATAGAGTTTTTCAGTCGCTACCGTATCAGCAATGAAGTTTCTTCCTGTGATCTTATTGATGTGGGTTTCCATCATCGCTATCCAGTCATCTAGTTGATCATGAAAAATAGCATTGACCGTTGTCAATAAGTAATTTTCAATCTGACTTTTATTTGTATATCCTTTTGGTGTCATATATTTATTATAGCATTAATTAATAAAATGGTTTATACCCCTGTACCCCATAAGTATAAGGGAATGATCTAACTTCGTATTGAAGTGATTTTGTTATTGCTATTCCAGTTATGATTTCATACTCTAATGATTTAGTTATTCCAGTCGGAGACAAAATATCATACACCAATCCTTTCTGAATTGTGCTTTCTGTTAAAATCTCATAGGCTAATGACTTTTGAATTTTAACTGGTTTTATTATTGTATATTTATCTGATTTTGTTATTGCACTATCGGTTAAGATTTCGTATCTCAAACCTTTCGTGATAGAACTTGATGTTAAAATTTCGTATACCAAACTTTTGTTTATTCCAATACTTTTAATCACTGTATATTTATCTGTCTTTGTGATTGCTGTGTCTGTTAAGATTTCATATTGGAGAGTCTTTTGGATATTAGTTGGAATCATTATTTGATATTCCAATCCTTTCTCAACTTTAATTGGCATTGTAGACAAATAATAACTTAATGTTTTTTGAATTAATCCTGATGTCAGAACTGCATAATCCAAACCTTTTGTTTTTGTATCTTGATTAAAAATGTAGTATGCCAATGATTTCTCAATTGCTGACGGAGTGCTTGTTACAGTATACTTCAGAGATTTTTGAATTGCTGTGCTAGACACTATTTCGTAGTTCATTTCTTTCTCTATTTTTGAACTAGTTAAAATTGTATATTGAATAGATTTTTGAACTATCTGTTCTGACTTCACAGAATAAATTAAACCTTTTTCTATTACTGTTTCAATTACAATTCTATATTCCAAATCCTTTGTTATTTTTGAAGGAGTTTGTTTGATTGTATATTTTAAAGACTTCTGAATTAATGCCTGACTTTCAACTTCATATTGAAGTGATTTTTCTATTTTTATATTTGTTAAAACTTGATACTCTAATCCTTTTTGAATGTTTGTATCTGTGATCACAGAATAAATTAAACCTTTTTCTATTGCTGATGGTGTTTGTTTAACTGTATATTTTAAACTCTTTTGAATTGCTGTCCCACTCAATAATGTATATTTCAGACTTTTAGTTTTTGCTGATGGTGTTTGAACTATGACATATTTAAGACTTTTTTGGATAACCTCATACGACAAATTTTCAAGTAAAATAAATTCACTTGTTTCTTTTAGAAGTCTATCGCCGTCCTCTTTGAGTAATTTATAAAACGTCATAAATAATTTTATTCTAATCCATTGATACTCTTAATACTCGCTATCGCTAATCCATTCCTAGATTTGATTGATGCTTTTGCTAATCCGTTTATTGATTTTATTGATGAACCAACAAAAGGAACATCTGTGCTAAATGTTGCTGAATTATTATTCGTTAAAGTATTTCCATTTCCTGTAGCGTCTACTAAAGAATTATTTAAATGCCATAGACCCATTGTATTTGCGTCTGTCGTAAATTCTTTTGTTTGGACTGTAATAGTTCTAATAGTATCCGATATTCTTATTTCGTCCATAAGTCCGTCATAATAATGGCCTGTTCCCCATAAACTTCCTATATATAAATCTGCCCCTGCGTCTACTGTCCTTGTATAAGAAAGTGTTTGATTTTCTCCTTGCTGTGAACTACCTACATAGAATTTTACAGTGTTGGTTGCTATCGTAATACCTATTTTATACCAAACTCCCGTCGAAGGCGTCCACACTACCTCTACTCTTTCACCTTCGTCTGATGAGTTTCTATGAAAATATGCAAGTGTTAATCCTAATACTGCATCTTTTCTTAACATTAAGAGATAATCATAATAACTACCAGTAGGATTACCGTGCATTATAATTATTTGTTGATCTCCGTCTACAGTTGGAACGCTTTCAAATTTTACTAACATCTCTAAAGAAATATCTCCGTCAATTCCTAAATCTGCTGAGGGGGTTAAATCTGAAAGATATTGAGATGAACTTAATTCTAAATCTATAGATTTCGTATTTGCCATATTATACTTTTAAATAAATACCGATTAGTAATGCCGACCAGAGTAAAATAACTGGGATTATAAATAGAACCTCTAAGTGCCAAAATTCGCTGAACTTTTGTTTCTTTGGTAATTTCATAATTTTAAGAGTGGACAATATAAGAGTTATCTGGGTTCCATAGAAGGTCTTCTGCTGTAACTGCATAACCGCAAACACGAATACAGAAATTGGCACTACTCGGCTGAGCCACAACTAAATCTCCTGCTGTATCTGAAAGATAAACTGGAGCTCCTGCTGTAAATTCTGGGAAACCTAAACTTCTTACTTTTCCATAAAGTAACATTTCTGAAGCGTCTGTATCGTCCCCAGCAACTAAACAAATACCAAGTTGTTTGCTAAAACCAGTGTCTGTTCCGTCTAGTATTCCGTCATTCTTATCCCACTTGCCGTCTGAAGCCAAGAAACATACCTCTCCTTGAGCAACTGTTGAGCCAAGAGTAACTGCTATTACAATTCCTGACCAAGTTTCATCTTCTGAAAGAACTGCATCTAATTTAATATCTGTTTCTCCTAACTGGATATCTCCTGTCATTGTTCCACCTGCTAAAGACAAATACAAAGTATCAAAATAAGTTTTTAGAGTTGCTTTGATATTCGCCCAAGTCAATTTCTTTGTTACTCCTGAAACTGTGTCGACAATAGGGACAACATCCGCATCTATCGGAGGTGTATAATTGTCTAACTCTGTTATTTTTTGATCACTCATAATTTTATTTTAATTTAAATTGTGGTAA